AAGGAGCTTGTTTTAAATAAGTCTGATACTAGTAACTTCCTTAAAGCTATTGAGATTACTCGCTCTTTCGCCAATATGATTCCTAAATTCCAAATACCTAAACTTAACAATTCCTCTTCAACTCAGCAACCAACAAATAATGTCACTTTAAATGTATCCATCGATAAAGTAACCGGTGGTCAAAAAGGTGCAGATGAGTTCTTGAAAGGCTTAGGAGATAAACTTAGAAACAAAGGGGTGGTATTTAACGTATGATAAGAGACTCCTTGCATTTTATGTACGACAATATTAAAAGTAGAGACATGGGTGTACTTCAAGTTTCAACGGACTCAGGATTATTTGAAGAACACTTCCTGGCTGACCGGACAATCAATGAAGAGAAAATAAGAGGTCGAGATAAACCATATTTTAAAGACATTGAGAGGGACACATTAGTGATCCCTCTTTCTCTATGGTTTGAAAAAGGTATGTCTGATGAAAAGGTTCGACAAGTTGCAAGATGGATTAACCAGAAGTATTATAAACCTCTTTGGTTTGAAAATAACGGTGGACGTATTTATTACGCAATGTATCAAGGTTCTGCACGATCTTTACATAATGGAATTGAAGAGGGATATGTTCAAATTGAAATGAAGTGTAATGCCCCTTATGCCTTCTCCCCTGTTTACACAAGTGAAATCTATGATTTATCTAACAATCCAATTCAAGGTACAATTATTGATTTCACTAATAATGGAGACGAAGAATGCTCTCCCCTTATCTTTATAGAATGTACATCTGATACAGATATATCAATCACAAATTTATCTAATGGTGGAGAAATGTTAGAAATATCAGGACTATATGCTGATGAGAAAATTAAAATTGATTGTGAAAACCAAGAAATTGAAACTGACATAGTTGGTCGCTATTTGTATGACAATTCGAACGATGTCTTCCTTTCCATTCCAAGAGGTGTAAATAAAATTAATCTAAAAGGTAAATGTAAGATTCAATTCAAATATGAGTTTATCATTTAGAAAGGAGGTTTTTTGTTGCTTCATTCTATTTCACTATCAAAGAAGCCTAAGAAATTAAAACTATCTCTACATAAACCTAACCGTGAAAAGATACGTAATATTGTAGACTTCTCAGATGAATCATTTAATTTCTCACTAAGTGACTTATCAACTTTATCTTTTCAAGTCCCCTACTTTGTCGAACGTGAACATGAATTAGTTAAAAGTAAAGTAGTTGAAGAATTAAGAGAAAGATTTCTAATTAAACTTCAATGGAATAATGTTTCCCAATGGTACATGATAACAGAATTAAGCGACTCTTCAGGAAGTGAAGGAGATTCTAAGCAAGTATCTGCTAAATCACTAGAGTATGAATTAAGTGATAAATTAATTGGTTCATTAAGTGTAACCTCATACTCCCCTTCTCAAATATTAGAAGATGCTCTTTCTGATACAATTTGGAGTGTTGGAACAATCTATAATGAGATAACAAGTAAATATAGATCATTTGATGTATCTGACATTTCTGTTTTAGACTTTGTTAGTCAAATTGCTGATACGTTCGGTGTCATGGTTACTTTTGATACTGAAAATAGACGAGTCAACTTAGGACATCCTGACCAACTGGGAATAAACAGAGGTCTACGTTTCTCTTACGGTAAGTATCTTAAATCAGTTAATAAAACGAGTTCGGCTGAGGAAATGGTTACTAGATTAAAAGTATTTGGCAAAGATGGAGTATCCATTCAAACAGTTAATCCAACTGGTTCTAACTACATTGAATCTTTTAACTACTTCCTCTTCCCTTTTGAACGTGATGAGAATAAGAATACTATTAAGAAAAGTGATTATATGTCTGAGGATTTGTGTCATGCAATCCTAGACTATGAAGAATTAGTAGAATCTAAAAGTGGTGAATTTCAAACTTATCTTACAAACTTGAAAACTTATAATGAACAATTGGCAACTAAAGAAGCTGAACTTGCTACTCTTAATACTGAATTGAAAGTTATTCAAGATGAGTTGGATATTGCTAAGGCCAATGATGATCCTACTGCTGAGATAAATACTAGATTAAGCGCTAAACAAGTTGAAGTTAATACAAAGCAAAGTGAAATTGATACTGTTGAAAGTAATATTTCTACAGTTGCTACTAACATTGCTGCATTAAAATCAACTTTATCTATTGAAAACAACTTCTCCCCTACTCTCATTCAAGAACGTAACCAATATATTATTGAGCGTAATTGGACTGATAGTTCATATGAAGTTATTCAAGAATTATACGATGACGCTAAACTTAAATTTGAAGAGATACGTAAACCTAAAGTTACAATAGATATTGATATTGTTAATTTCTTAGAGTTGCTTGAAGAACAGAGGAATTGGGATAAACTGTACTTGTCTGACTCTGTAATCATCTATCATGAAATTTTAGGTATCAATATTAGAGCTTTAATTTCGGATATATCTTACAGTAATGGTGAAATCAGTTTAACGATTAAAGACATCCGAGAAATTAAGAAAAAAGATCCTGAGTTGGAAATGTTCAAAAAGACATACTCCACTTCTACATCTGTTGAAATGAATAAGTATAAGTGGAATAAAACTGTCACCGATTTAGGTGAAGTTAATGATATTATCAATAATACGTGGGATGCGACAAAAAGAAGGATTATTGCAGGTGCAGATGAGTCTGTTCAGATAAATGAAAGAGGGATTCTGATTACAAATCCTAAGTATCCAAACGATATACTTATAATCCAAGCTGGTTGTCTAGCCCTAAGTAAAAATGGAGGGCAAGATTGGCAAACTGCCATTCTACCTGATGGAATTGTTGCAGAACGTCTAATGGGTAAAATTATAGCAGGTGTAAATTTAATTATTGAGAATGAATCAGGCAAGTTTACATTTGATTCAGAGGGAGCAACTATCCAGGGATCTTCCTTTAACCTTATAGGCGGGCAAAATGGAGTATCTATTGATTCTGAAACTGGAATGACTGTTAAAAAATCAGATAATACCGTAAAAGTATCAATGAATGCCACTGAGGGAATCAAAATTTCAACAAGTTCAGATAATGGTGTAACTTGGGAAGATAATCTTTCAATTAATTCTAATGGTCAGATTGTCACCAAGAAAATAACTATTAAAAGACCTGATGGGTTTGATGTAATTAATGATGGATATGCCAATTTAAACTTTAGCGTATTCCCTCATGACCCTCCTTTTATAGCTACAGACGGATCGGTAGCTATTGACGGTGTTTACTATAGAACAAACGCCACATCGCCAAAGAATATGAATTTCTATACCTACAGACATGAGGGCAGATATTTAAAAATGCAAGTTGCATACTATGTATCTTCTAATTCTTATAATTACGCTGGTAATTTCTATGTTATGGAGTCAGAATTTGAAACTTACCTGATGACTAAAACATTTACCAATCAAGGTAGCTCAAGTGCAACTCATGGTGAAATACTTACAATTGATTTAGGAACACCCACTGGAACACAAAAAGCATTTTATGTTCGATTGAGGGCAGCTACAAGTGAAATAAATGCTTATGCTCGTATAATTAGAATTTGGCAGGAGGGATAATTATGTCTGATGTCATCTACTCCCCTTCCCCTATATTAGTGTTTTGTAACGTAAGTGAAACAGGTCAATTCTTAGAAGCTGAGATTGGAAGAAGAATAATTCCTGAAAAACAGTATCAATATTTCTTTGTAACAGATGATATAGATATAACCATGACACCCGAACTATTCAAGGTTGAAGATGGAAAATTATTAAAAATAAATTTAATATAAAATACGACTTTTATTAAGAAAAAGTTTGTGAATTAGTTTGTGAAACTCACTATTTATAAGGGTTTTAACACACTAAAATTTCACAAACTTTTTTATTTTTTGTAAGGAGGTTGCTTTATTGAAAAAAATAGTTGTTTTCAATCAGAAAGTGGCAGGCTATCTAGCCTTATCGGGCTTTACCTTAAAGAAAATGGAAAAATCCAAGCATAATCACAAAATGAATGTCTTTATATTTAATGATTCAGACGAATTGAGAAAAGCAATTAGCAATTACGACAGTTTTATGGAATACCACAAAGACCATCTTTAACAATTTTATCATTCATATATAAATTATTCAAAAACGGAGTGTTTTTCAAATGTTAATATTACCTCAAAAAGTAAATATTAAATGGAATAACAATAATAAAAAACGATTAATCGATAAAGGTTATGAGTTTACTAAAATTCACAGTGAATTAGAAATAGACATTTTCGATCTTTCACCAAATTCTACAATTTCAATACAAGTTATATGTGATTTTTGTGGTAACAAAATTCTTAAGGCTTTTCGTGAATATAATAAATCAAAAAAAGACGGTTCAACTAGCGATGCTTGCATGGAATGTAAAAGTATTAAAGGGGCTAAAAAGAGAACCAAATATTCTTTCGAAGAAGTAAAAACGGAATTTGAAAAGAAAGATTACATTCTATTAGAAGAGGAATATTTAGGGTACAAAATACCTCATAGATATATTTGCAACAAAGGACATGAAGATAAACTAACCATTAAAAGTCTTTTAAAAGGGTACGGATGTAAAATGTGCTCCATTCAAAAAAATGCTGAACGTTTAAGAAAGTCAATTGAAGAAGTCAGAAAAATTTTCAAGGAAAATGATTGCATTTTACTATCCAATGATTACAAAAATATACGTCAGAACTTAGATTACTTATGTGAATGTGGAAACCAAGATACAATAAATTTAGAAAACTTTATGAGAGGACATAGATGTAGTTATTGTAGATCTGAAAAATTAAGAAATGCAAACCTTAAATATGATATCGAATTTGTAAAAAGAGTATTTAAAGAAAACAACTGTGTTCTATTAAATGATACTTATGTTTCCAGTAATGATAATCTTAGATATATTTGTGCCTGTGGTAATGAAAGTAAAATAAAACTACATGCGTTTATAAATGGAAGAAGATGTAGAAATTGTTTTATTGATAGAAATAGAGGAAAAAATCATTCTAGGTGGAATCATACTCTCACAAAAGAAGAGAGAGATTGGTAGAAATGTGACAGGATACTCTGAATGGCGTTTAAAAGTTTACCAACGTGACAATTATACTTGTCAGTGTTGTGGAGATGATTCAGGAGGAAATTTAAACGCCCATCATTTAGACGGGTACAACTGGTGTAAAGAAAAAAGAATTAATGTGAACAATGGTATAACTCTTTGTGATAAATGCCACACAAAAGATAAAGATTCTTTCCACAATATATATATGGCTATGGAGACAACACCTTGTTTCAGTTTGAACAATGGTTAGTAAAAAGAAAAAGCAGTTCAAAGGAGGTCAATTAATATGTCGATACTTGACAATTATCAAGACCCAGTAATTTATAGGATGCGTAAGGGAAATTCAGACGATCCTTATTTTCCGATAAATCAAGTAGATAAAGTAAGAAACAATAAGATACAACTTAAAGAAATCCCAGACAAATTTCAATCTCTAACAATTAAAAATGAGACAGACACTTTAAATATTATAAGTGAAGGAATTCCCTCTCAAGATGACGTTTTAGTAGATTGGACTAATGGGATTTTACTATTTGATGATTTAAATGAAGGTAAAACTTATACAATCGAATTCTATGGTCGTGGAATTGTTTTCATGCCTTCTAGTCGAGTATATACACAAACAGATGAGAATGGTGAAGTGACAGAAGTTTTACAACAATTAACTGATTCTACTTCAATCGCTAAAAACGAAGCAAACACAGCAGCTACTTTAGCTAACGAGAAGGCAAATTTAGCACAAGAAAAAGCAAATGCAGCTCAAACTGCTGCTACTAATACTCAAGCTATTGTAGATGAAACTAAGTTTGTTGAACCTTATAATACCACTACGACTTATAAGAAAAACAACATTGTCAGTCTAAATGGAAATTCTTATATGGCTAAGAGACAAACCAAAGGAAACACTCCGACAGACTCCCCTTCTGATCCTAACTGGTCTTTAGTCGCTAGAAAAGGAAATGACGGAACGGGAACAGTTACGACACATCGAGATGTTTTTGAAGCAACTGAAGGTCAGAAAGTATTTAATTTACAATATACGTACGATCAATTTCAATATAGAACAAAAGTTACAATTGGTGGAGTTCCACAAAAGTGGCCTGACAATTATGAAGAAACCACTAATCAAAGTATAACTTTTACTGAAGGACTTCCTGCTGGCACAGAAGTTATCGTAGACTACTTTTCAGAGTCAATTCCCCTTCAATCGGATATCCAAACAACTGTATCAAACCACAGTGGAGTATTGAGTAATCATGCAACAAAATTGAATAATACTGAGAGTGAATTAACAAAAGTTACTTCGCAATTGGCAGAAAAATCGAATGAGATTACTACCATACAAACAGAGAAAATGGACAAAGCAACTACTGATATTTCCGTGTTGCAAATTAATAAAAATTATGGATTACTTGATGAAACATATTTCTCTGATGAAGTGAAGCAGCAATGGACTGGCAATACTCCGGTTAATTCGGTTCCTCCTGACGATAGTTTGACAACTGTGAAATTTGTTGACGGTGCTGTTACTGCTAAAAAGTTAGCATTTAAAGTACCAGAAGGGACAACTTCAAAAAATAAAAATTTATTTAATAAACTAAATATAACTAGAGGTTATTATGTTAGTTATACCGATGGTCAATTAAAGGCACTTGCCACTTATGGAGTTAGTGAGTATATACCCGTTGCTCCTAATACAAAGTACTATTTCACTGTTAATTCACAAAAAGCATTTTATGATAGTAATAAAGTATTTATCAGTGGAGTGGATGCTACGAATGCTTTTACTACACCTGCAAATGCCGCGTTTGTAAGAGTAAGTTTTTTATTAAGTGGTTTAGAGACATTACAATTAGAACTAGGGTCTTCTGCTACTTCTTATGAAAGTGGCACACCTAAACTAGAATCTTCTAGAATTATTGGTCTTGAATTTACTCCAGTCCAATCTGACATTAAAACAAAAAATCTATTCAACAAATTAAAAGCTATTAAGAATAGATATATTCCTTATACACATGGAAATCTTTCTGGTAATATCGAGGGTTTTTATGCTTCAGATTTTATAGAGCTTGAACCAAGTACAGCATATACCAAAAACGAAGATAAGCAATTCGCTTATTACGATGTCAATAAAATGTATATTAGTGGTGTGCCAGATGGGACTAAAACCTTCACTACACCTTCAAACTGTCGTTACGCAAGGTTTACAATAACCTCTGCAAAAGTGGATAAATTTCAATTAGAAAAAGGAAGTACTGAAACAGAGTTTCAAAGTGGACTGCCACAAATCTATAAAGAACAGGTTTTAGGTTTAGCTACCGGAAGCAGCTACAAAAACATTATTGTAGTGGCAAAAGAAAACGGTGATTATCCTACAATTTTAGAAGCTGTGAACAATGCGAATGACAATGTTGATAACCCTGTGACAGTCTTAGTTATGCCAGGAACTTACGAAGAAAGCATCGATTTACTTGGTCGATACATTTCAATAGTAGGTGTAAATAAGAAAACATGTG